ACATCCAGGCTCCAAAACAACAGCTCATTAGGAACCATAGAATATGTATACCATATTGTTCTATCATTAACTATCGCCTATAGTCTGATTCATAGTCGTAAAAGTCTTCATCCATGTCGTCGGCCGACAACCTCTTTAGCGCATCCAAATCGGTGGTCCTCAAAGCATTCCGAATATGCTTCTCACTACGGTCCTTCTGCTTTGGTTTAGATGGGCGGTCCTCATAGTCATCAAAGCGTTGATTACGAGAATACTTCTTAATCGTCATGGAACTAAAACCTCTTACTTAACATCATCCGGTAGGATTTCTGGGAATGCTAACTTAGCGACATCAGCTGTGATTCCCTTATACAGCTTATGAAGTTTCTTATCCTTGGCAGCAACAAGCATATCAGCTTCTGCACCAGGTAAAGATTCGATAATAGTAATAAAGATGTTCTCTCTTTTCATCTTGGTCATATTCTGACCTGGCTGGTCAACAAGGTAACCAAACTTACGAGCCTCAGCATGAATATAACCTTTATGGTATTCATCCTGCTGCTTCTCAATTCGCTTGAAGGGAGGAGCACCTTCTGGCAATGCTGCCACAACATTAGGATGGAATGCCAACTGAAGAACACTCTTCAGAGCAAACGAATCATTGGCCTTTAGGACATCAGCTCTTTCTTGCTTTGTCTTAAACTTGTTGGCAACCTCTAGTACTTCATACACATTATTATTCATTAGAATTCTCCAATATGTTCCATTAAGTTTTTCAGTTTGAACTTAATGAAGTAATTTAACAAATCTGCTTTCTTCTTTCCTTCCTGCTCATTGAACTGAGTAAGGATAGTGTTATAGACATCTACTGGAATCTTAGATAGGTCTACAAGTGCTTCGTTTCTCTTATATCCACGAAGCATATTCTGGTCACAAAAATCTTCAGGGTTACAATGCTTGACCCACTGATCGAGACTTTTCTGGCGGATAGGCTTTTGACGAGTGCCTGAGATAAAGACATCATCGCCTGATAGGAAGTTTGGAACACCATCACCTGAGTCACCTTTCATAATGTGCTCTTTCAAATACACATCAGGATTCTTATGTGAGATGAACTTCTTACGGACAGGGTCATACTGGGTGACGTTTACAAACTTTTGAAGCTGAATGAAATCCTTATCACCAGAAAGGATTAAAATCTTAGGAGCACTACCAGTCATTAGCAATGCGCCATGGTGATGGACAAGTGTTGAGATAATGTCATCTGCTTCAGCTGTATCTACCTTTAGAACTCGATATGGAAAATAGTCCTTCAGCTCTTCACGAATCTTATTAAAGCATTCGAAGATACTATTCCAATCGATATCCGATTCCTCTCTAGCCTTCTTTCGGTTAGCCTTATAGTAAGGATAGATCTTTCTACGCCAATAGTTCTTATCGTCACATGCAATTACAAGTTCGCCATACTCCTCACCAAACTTCTGTTTGTAGGAACGTATCGCGTTCAAGACCATGTGACGGACAAGGCCTTCTTCAATCTTGGCATCTGTGTGGTTGCCAAGTTGCATCATTAGGTTAGAAATCATAACCTGGTTAAGGTCAACAATTATCATGCTCTTTCTGGTCCTTCATCATCTGGATCTTCATCGGCATTATGCCATTCAGAATCCAGGAAATATTCAAGTTTATTAAAGTATTTATCAAAATCATCTACAAACGAATGCAGAGGATGGTGATGTTCCCTATACCGTAGTATAATCGAAAACACTGCTTCCCTCAACAGCAAAACATCTCTTCGGTCAAAATCATCCGTCTCAAAGCCGTATGCTTTGAGTAACATTATTGACTTATTAAAGATATCTGTCGCTTCTGGACCGGCCTCATTGTACCCCTCGACAAAGCTTTCGATATGCTTAGTTCTTTTGAGCTTAGGTTCTATCTTCTTCCGACGGAACTCAGCCATGCTAACGACGTTGTCGTTATTCGAGGATTCCATCTTCCTCTTCCTCTTCCTTAGCAACGATCGATTCAGTAAACAAAGGAGTCTTATAGGTAGGAACCATATCAAGTTCCGTAAACCCATCTTCTTTCATTTCCTTAACAAGGTTCAATGCCTCCATCTTACTGAGGTCGAAGAACTCAATGATACCGCCCTCGGCGTTACGAACAAAAATAGAGAAAGTATTAGTAGGCATATGCTAATCCTATGAAGAAACCAATAAAAAGGGGAGCAGAATATATAGCGACAGCGATCAAAATTATTTTGAAAAATGTTTTCATTACCACACTCTCAAGAGAACAGTGAACTCATTCAGACGACCATTCATCGGCTTAGCAACAGCCTTGATAGTATCGAACTGCTTGTTGAGCTGAGGCTTAGATGCACTCATTACAACCTTCAAGAAGTCCTCAGGCTTACGGAGCTTTTTGCTAACACACTGGTCAAGTTCTATATTAATAAGCGATGAACGCTTGAACTGAATGTTACTACCAACATAGCGACCAAGTTGGCGAGTCTTAGTGTTAAAGACCCAAAGCTGCTCACAACCAAGAACCTTCTGAGGATGGATTGAACCAATCTTGAATTCAAAAGACTCCTTACAGTACTTAACCTTAGAGAGCATCTTCTCGACGTTAGGTTTCCTAACCTTACGAACCCGAGCAGCCTTCTTCGTCTGCTCAAGTTGAGCAAGATCAGATTCTAACTTCTCATAGAATGCAACAAGAACCTTGATAGTCTTCTTACCATAGGCCTCATAACACTCAACGACAGCCGGATCACCATCTTTCAGGCGAGCCATCTCATCGAAGTTAAATTGAAACGCCTCACGGATGATCCGAGCATGAGCACCCTTACAACCTTGACCATTCAAGTAGTCGTAGACATTACTATCATACGGCTTACCAACAATGAAGTTATCAATCTGCTCATCGACCCAAGCGACATACGGAGTGCATGACTCCTTCAAGCGGTCACGAATCGAGATCACATTAGTTGGCTCGGCAACCTCGTCCTCATCAACATGAGTGGATGTTGCAATTGCCTGTTTCACAAACTCAAGAACACGAGCAGACTCGCCGGTATGAACACCACGAAATTCCATTCTAGCGATTGCAGCTATAACACGAGGCACATCACCACTAGTAGCCTTAGCAATGTCAATCTTAGAGTACTTATGCTGGACAAGGAACTGCCTCAACCAAGTCTTGTGGTCACTATCTTCGCTGTTATAGTTATACCAGTTAAAAGCCTCAACGAGGTTCAACTTGGTAGGTTCAGTGAACGTCGGTTCTGAACCGAGAGCACGAGCGAGAGAATCGTTACGCTGCTTTGCCATAAATTTTTGTCTTTGCCTCTGCGATGTGTTTACATTGATTGCGGAATTCGAACCCTGTACAAGTACAGGACCATTTTCCACCCTTGGACACTACATTATACACGTTACCCTTACTGCCGGCAACAGTACATTCAATAGTTAGTAATTTGCTAAATTCGGTCTTGTTAAGAGCTTTGCCTTCTAAGATCTGAAGGTCAATGACCCTATGAGCATAGATGAGTGACACAGGATGATATGAACGCCCGGTCTCAACAGCAAATGTGTTGCCGACCTCGTTCTTCCAGTATACAGGAATCGGTACGACCCTACCCGTATGAGTGTTATCATCCCACTCTCGACCAGCCACATTACTCGGATACCGAGTAGTGACCTTAACGAGAGAACCTATAGAAGGAATCTGCATCTTAGCCTACAAACTTGTCGATCACGCTAACGAGTTCGGGCGCGTAGACATCCTTGACAATATTGTCATGGATAACCTCAAAGCCCTCAACACGCATCTTACGAAGACGGAAGAACTGAACCTCATAGAGGTCAGGAACTGGATTGTACTTAACGTACACATAGCCCTTCCAAGGCGTCATCCCTGAAGTTTTAAACTTCAAGCCATCTTCCATGGCGACAAGATCCTTAGCACCCCAAGAGCTGAGCGCCCAAGCATCGATCGTCTTGATCTGAGAAACAATGGTCTGAGCAATATTCATTAGGCAACCACCTGGATGCGCGGTTCCGAACCCTTTTCTTCAGCCATGTCATCGAAGAAATGGCAACCAGGGAGAGGAGCAACGAAGAAGTCGATGGGTGAGTCCGAGTCGACCTTACCTTCCCATACGCGCTTGATCGTCTTTGCGCGGAACGTGTTGTTCTGATAGTTGACGCTATCGACGAGACCAACAAAGTAACAGTTGCTGACACCAACGAAGTCAAGGCTCTTGACGACGTCGCCCTTTTCTATATATTTCTTACTTTCCATGCCGTCCATTATACACTGTTGGTCAATAGGTGCAACAGCAACAGCTCCTTTAGAATCAAGGAGTTACACGTGTTTTAAAAACACCTGTAGAATCAGTAAGTTACATTCCCTGTAGAATCAAGGAGTTAGTAGTCCATAGGGAAACTGGCATGGTTTCAATGGTTTCTAGGCCTGGAGTGAAGCATGGAACATCATAAGACATAAGATGGTGGAATGCTTCGTGTTTAACTTCATATGGAGGATGCTGACGACCTGACTGAGCAATAATGACAGTGGATGTTTGACCAAGGTCTGCCAAATAGTTAAGAAGGTCTGTACTTGTTTGTTGACCATATATTAAATCTGATGCAAAGATGACAGACTGCTCAGCAATCTTAGCTTTAAACAAATCTTTAATATATGCAGTCACAACTTCATTGTTGTGTGTGCTGTTGACAGCAATAGTGAAGTCGCTGTATACACAACAATCAACCCCTATTGAAATTTTTGCTCCTGCTCTCTTAGCAGCAATTGCAACTGTGCCCTGACCTGTGCCTACATCATAGACGACTTTATCCTTTACTATATTTGGATTGTCGAGAATCCATCTGCCTAGTACAACTCCACATTCCCAGAGGTAGGGCCATTGCCATGAATGATTATTTTGTTGAAGTAGCTTTTTAACACCATCGTCTTTTTGGGGCAGACAAAACATCTCGAGTTCAGGTAGAAGGGGATGCCTTCTCCATTTGAACCCTATAGTTAGTGTTTCTACATCTGGTGTTATAGAAGAGAATTTAGCAGGAATGTCCATTCTTCTTTCCTCAAGTTCCAATCATAATTTCTATCAAAGTATTCTTTTTGAGCTTTTAAATAATTATCAGCAGAGTTCTTCTTAATAACATCAATTGCGTGGTGGAGAATCTTAAAAAATGTGTTGGCATGGCTATTGACATCTTCTGTATAGTTATATATTAGGGCGTAGTTAGCACAAGTCTCTGGTAATGCAGCAAGAGAGGATGTTACCGTCAAGCACTGAGCTGACATTGCCTCTAGGGCACATAAGCAGCTTGTCTCTTGCCAGATAGAAGGATAGGCAAAAATATGAGCCTTACCAATTGCTGTTCTTAGTTCTTCTTGGGATACGGAGCCATGATAGGTC